GGCCTGAACTTTACCTCTATAAATAATCTTTTCAGATTCAAGAGCACGTTGGGAGACTTCTTCACTCAACACAAGCAACGGTGTGCCCTCTAATTCAATGCCCGAAGATAAATACTTAGATCTAACATTCTCAACAGCCATTCTGTCTTTACGATCTTGTGTTTGCTTTTCAGCATACGCAGCTTGCATAGCAGCATTAGCATTGTTTTGTGCTACCGCCGCGTTGTAATATGCAGCGTTTGCTTGTGCTTGACCTGCCGCTGATTGAGCTCCAGCCTGTGAAAATGCCCCTACTACTGTTCCTACAGCCGATAAAATTGGAAAGACAAATGCCATCTTAATCTCCTGTCAATAGCGCGTACATCATATAGTCATGACCATCAGGACCAAACTTCTTTAATGTTCCTTCGGTCTTAAGCCCCAACTTCTCAACAAACTTACGTCCTACAATAAAGTCTTCTCTCACCTTTGCCTGTATTCTTCGAAAAGGTAATTCTTCTAGCGCCTTCTTGAATGCCTTAATCATGGCATACCTAACTGCTAATCGTGCGCAAGGAAAGCAAGAATCTGTTAAAAAGCTTATTTCACAAACACCTTTAATGATAACGACAATATTAATAAGCAACATAAGTTCATCGCCGTAAAAGACCGCATAGTTCATAGGGCTTAGCATGTTTAAAAAGGCATGCGTTCGAATCATTAAATCTACATCTGAATTGTCAAATGTGTCCTTTTGCTCTTCTCGTATATTGAGCATAAGAGCATCGCCCACTTCTGCTTTTCGTATTGAGATCTTCTTGCCATCAATCTCACCTACTTCTTCAAGAACGTCCTGCCAAACTTTTAATAAATATTCATAAGGATGTTCAACGTTTAGGTTGTAAAGCATTAACGATCATCTTCCAATAAGAGTTTGGTTCCCACCACAAGAACTGTGAGTGGGGCGGGTTGTGTTTGTTCTACATAAGTCCACGTCTCTAATTCAGGGCCATGATTGTAAGGAATTTCCTTAATTCCTGAAAAAAGTGGAATTGGTCCACCCATTACATAATCATCTCCAAAATTCTCAACAATGTCTGAGTCTGCTGTGCTATATCCCACTTTAGCAAGCGCGGAACGATGAAACCTAATAAACGATTTCCAAGCACGAATGAGAGAACCTTGAGCAGTTCCCGATTGTCCCTGTATCTCAATAGGCATGTTCTTAATTATGCATGTGTAAGGTAACCCAACGTGAACCTTGGTAGCAGCTTCTTGAATGGTGATGGAACCACTTATAACGACATCGTCTACCACACCGACATACCCATTAGCATAGGCTACCACTGTCTCTCCTTCTAAATGAGAAAGATCTGTAATCGTCGAAGTTGAAGCCCCCGTGTATGTATCCCCACAATCTACAAAGAAAGCATCTTCATCGTCGACATCGTCACGAAAGAATTGTGTAAGCCTCTCAACATATTGCTTAGTTCCACCATTAATTGTTCGACTTACAATCATCCATAGTTCAGATTCTTTCGTACCAGGTATTGTAGCAATTGACTTAACTTCTACATCGTCACCCCCAATCACATGACTGTGCCAACCCACAACTTGCTGATCCCGAAGATAGGTGAGACCACTTAAATCACCATTCTCTGTAATCGCCCAAAGAATGTTATAAGGTTCTTCTTGTCTTACAATTCGCTTAAATTTGTTTTGACCAAAGTGCTCAGAAAGAATAGTAAGGTCAACAGACACCATAGCGTCGTTTTCGACAGAGTATGATAACTCTAAGACTTTCTTTTGATGGTTGTGAATGAACAGGGTAGCACTTGTCGTCTCCACCGTTGGGGCTTCATAGGAGGCTGTCTTTACAGCTGGCTTAATGCTTATGTTGGTTGGCGTCATGGCTTCGTCCAACGAGGAGGCCTTCGCTGCGAATATGACACCAGTAGTTCCTATTAATAATGCATTTCTTGAACTTAGCCAAACAATATCATTACTATCCTTACTAGCAACTGTATACGTCATCGCAGAAGTTGAATCTACCTCGCCCTTATAACTATCGTTATCAGGTTGAAAGATCTCAATGTCACCCGCTCTACTAAACCAAAGTGTTTGTGATTGAGCCGTGGTGTTGCCTAACACCAGTCTTTGTTCGTGAAAGGCTACACATTTAGGATAACCCGTGGTTGCAGAGAATGCTCCTAGTTGCCATTGCGTGTTTGCAGTTCCCGCCGATTGTGCTTTTTCAACAGTAGCTGTAACCTGTGTTGGGCTTGTGTACGCGGTGATAGTTAATTCGCCCCACTCGGCTGTTGTACTTGGTCGAAAACGAATAGATCTTCCTACGTCTGTACTAACAAACACATTGCCGCTAGTCGTCACAGTCACAGAGCCAGTCGTTCCTGAAAGCTGCATAGTGTAACCCGTTCCTATCCCACCATAGGTTGCATGGGTCTTGGAAAAGTAAGGACCGTCGACAAGATCCACTGTTACAATATCCCATTGACTTGCGCCAAACCTTCTTAGTTTTCGAAGTGCATAACTTGGATGAGCAATGTACATGGTATCTTTAGATGCAGCATATTGCAGCTCTTCTACATCATCTTTACTCCAAGGAGTTACTAGCTCATAAACAGGAGTAGATAAAGACACAGCGTCAACATCAGCATTGTTATTGTTACCATTGCGAAACTGAACATAGATAGTTCCTGCCGATGTCGTCGTGAACGATATTGCATTAGCGCCGTTGGTAGCCGTTCCACTTGCCCACTCCGTTCCACCTGAAGTTGAACCTATTCTATACTCGCATGTGTTGGTGGCGTTGGTGAAAGACAATACATACGTTCCAACACCTACATAGGTAACAGCTTGAGTTCGAATGGCAACGCCACTTGCCCCACCATTAAGTCTCATCACCCCCGCTGTTTGAGACGAAACACCTGTACCCGTATCACCATCTGTCCAACCAGTTAGGTCAGTCGTAAATGTTCCATTCGTAATAGCAGCTGTGCTTAAAAGAATTCCACCGTTTCGATAAAAGCGAACATAATAATCACCAAACTCTAATATGTACGACTGATCACTTCCAATAACGAAAGGTATGAGAACAGTAGTGTCCGAGCTATCTTTAACCTCACGAATAAATTCAGTTCCTGGTCGTTTCATCACCCCACCTTGAGGTAGAACAACCATGTTTTGAAGTGTTTGACAACCATTACCATATTGAGCAAGCGTGGTGCGCCCCTTCATATAAGGAGATAATTCACCACTACTAAATGAACTTTGAAGATGTACTGCTTTCACCATGGATTGCCCCAAGAAGTATCGTATCCATACCTTGCATTAAGAAATGTCTCTGCTTGTAGTTGATCAGGTGTGTCTTCTTGCCCGTCTACTTGTTTGGCCAAGAACAACTTACGCTCAAACTCTTCTTTTAATGATCCTATTCGTTGATGAGAACCAATCAAGATATAACTTAGGTTCATTGCTAACATTAAAATAAATGCTTCCACAAAGAGTGGATCGTACTTTGTTACATCTTCAATTCTAGATATATAGACAACGTTAACAACGTTTGCATCGGTAAGTAACTTTCCACGTTCTATTTTATATTGTGTGTTTGTATCTTCTAAACCTACGATTCGAATATAGTCTGCTGGTAATGGATAACTATAAGCATATCCAAAAGCAGGTGTAGCAGTTTCAGATGCCAAGGTAGCTCTGGTCACTGCAAAATTCCATAAATGCATTCGAAGTAAGGTGTCAAGTGTTCGATCAAACACTAAGTTGCAAGCGTTTGCAGCTTTGTTTCCATCCGTTAAAGAGGTGATTGGATTGCACCCAATAAGTAGGAGTGCGTTATTGCATATAGAGACTTTACTGTTTGCCATTATTCACTCCTACAAATGGCATCTTACCCATCGGTTTAGTTGAGAACGTCTGAGTAAGATGCATGGTTTATTCTAGACGTATTGAAGCACTAATGCTACATGACCTGCAGCTGCTGTTGCGGCGGCAGTTGTAACTTTCATGCCAATAAGTAAGTTTCCACCAGGGTTAGAGGTTAAACCACCTAATTCCCAAAGTGGTTTGCCAATCTTAGCAATGTCAAGAGCTTCGAAAAGAATCTCAACACCTGATGTGTTAGCAGCTTGAAGTGTTGTAATTGCAGATGCGAAACAATCTACGTCTACGGCTGTTCCTGAAGTCTGACCAGGAACGTCAGCTCCATAGTAAAGACCAACGTCAACTGCAAGTTGAGGTGTTCCATGACTGTCTAAGTCATCGTTGTAAATCATCAAACTTGTTGGAACTGCTCCTGCTGGAACTGGTAAAAACAAGAAGATGTCATCGGCTTCGTCAATTGAAGTTGTAGCTACGTTATTTACCACGTGGGCCATCTTTAAGCCATTACCTGTTTGGCCATACGTTCCCATAACGACGGGGGACGCTTCCATGTTGGTAATCAAAGTGCTTTTTGCTGTACTAGCTGTCATTCAAATTCTCCTATATAAACACATTAAATTGTGTAAGCGTTAGCATTTCTTGCCGCCGCCCTTTTTTCCGCCTTTTGATCCTTTAGCCATAGTCTATCTCCTTAAGATTTACGTGGGTCACAAGCAATTTGAATGACGGCTTCCTCAAACATACGTGTAGCGCCGGCATCGAAATAAGAGTGCAATTGTTGTGGGTGTCCAACTTTGTCCACACGTGGTGCAAGCTTGGTTGTCAAAGGTTGACGCTCAAGAACTTTAACCGCGTTACGAGCAACAACATAGACAAACTCATCTGAAGATGTGTCTACGCCTGTGTCTTCGTATTGAATGAAGTTCATACCAAGATAACCTGCTAATGCTGGCTCAAATCCTGAACTTTCAAGTGGCTTTGCTGTTACATAATCACCGCTGCTTGCACGTGCATGGGCTAACAAGTTTGCTAACTGACCAGCAGGAGCGATACATACAAAATCACCCATAGCATAGTTTTGCTTGAGAAGACGTTGTGCTCCTAGAAGTTTGCCAGGTGTCAACCCCTTGTCTCCAGCTGTGAGATCTAAGTCAAACGTAATGCTGTTGACTGCAATCTTTGAGGCTGAAGGCAATGCTGTGCTTGTTATAGTTCCACTTGATTGAACTGAAGCTGAACCACCAATAGCGTCAATAATGATTTCGTCCATCTTGCGACCAAGGCTGTAAGCCATACTACGAAGAAGTTCAGAAGTTGGATCTGCTACCATGTCCATCAAGTCATTGATGTCTGGTGTGTAAGCGGCATAATGTGTTTGAAATGTGATCAAACGACGTTCGTACGTTTCAGCATCAGGTGTGATGTCTTGTAAACGTGAAGTCTTTTGATGTGACGTTGTTACCCCAATCTTGTCAACATAGGACTTTTGTCCTTTTGCTACTTCGCGTGGGAAAATATTAATTAATCGTGAACCTTCTTGTTGCAATTCCAAAAGAAGATTGTCGTTAAAGAGCGTTAAAAAACGATCTGAAAACGTACCTGTTACTGCCATTGTGTTAATCCTTTCATTGGCAAATTGAACTAACCATACTACTCAGCCGTATATAAGGAATTAAGACGTTGAACTGCCGCGGCTTCACCTCGTCGATAACGAGACATAAAATCCCGATCTGAGCGCAACCTAGCAATTTCACTTTTTCTCAACTCGTCACTCTTGGCAAGCCGTACAGCGGTATCGGATTGTACAAGTCTGTCCTCTGACAATTCTCTTCCAATCTTTGCGAATGCTTTTACTAATGCAGGATGATTTCCTAATCCCGTATCATCCATAT